TTTATTAATTCTATTTGTTTTGACTGTCAATAATTTATCAACACAAACAACTCTAGGTTTTATATATATTTATATGCTATTGAATTATATATCTTATTTGTTGTGTATAAATTAATTGATTATAGTATTGCAATGAAGTGTAAATAGTAATACTGATTCGGAACATGAACGATCTTAGAATTACTGATCCAGCTTATAAAGCATTTGGTTTAGAATACGCTAGTGTCTCACAAAATAAATTACCAGAAGATAAAAGATTTTTTAATTATATAGTTCTTACTCCACAAGAAAGAATGAACATGCCTAAGCGTTCTCACTTTACTATGGGAAACATTGTTCATAACGCAGTTCAAAAAATTCTTTGCAAAAAAGAAACATTAAAAGATGTTATCTTTAATAAAGAGAAATCATTATTCAAATCATTAAAAGCAGAAAAACCAATAGACGAAAAAGATAAAGCCAAAAGATATTACATGGCTAAGAATTTTAAATTAACATTAAAGCAATTTCAAACAGCAATAGAGAGTCTGCCAAAACAAGATTGGAATTTTGAAACTGAGTATGCAACTTGGATAGATGGAATAGGAACTTACTTTAAAATGTTTATAGATTTAGAGGGGCAAGATTACATTGTAGATTTAAAAAATATATTTGGTTCAGTCATTAAAACTAAAAAAGGTTATTCATATACTAAGAGAGCAGTACCACAACAACCCTTCCATAGCGATTGTATGCAAATGGCAGCTTACTCATACGCAACCGGCGGTAAGAAACCTGTGCTTATTTATTCTAATCATTTTGAACATAAAGTATTTAGCGAAAACAATTGTGATGATTTAAAACCTGAGAACTTAAAACATTATTTAGATGAGTTAGTTATGTACCAACAAATATGGGAACAGAAATTAAAGTTAGCTAATGGAGATCCTTTTGCTTTGGCTAGACTTATTAAACCAGATTTTTCAGACATAAGAAAAAAGCAAGACTTCTTTTGGAATGATGTACCTGAAGAATATATAACTAGATTTTTAAATTATTATAAAAATGATAAACAATAGATTTGAAATGTTTATTATAGCTATGCTTGCTTTAATTGCAGTTGAAACAATAAGAAACTTATTTGGGATATGAAAACGATTAACAATAACAAAGGAGAAAAGATGGAGAGCATAAACCTGATAGATGCTATCAAGGAATTTAGTGAAAACACCAAAGACAGTTTCATTAATATTCAAGGTAGGAAATATCTTAAAGTAGTTGATAGACTAAACTTTGTAAGACAGAAGTTTGGTGAGAGACTATGCGTTAAAACAACAACGTCATACCCTGATGGTCTGGCAATGTTTCAAACGGAAATATTTATAGATGGAAAGTTAATTGGAACTGGACACTCTAAACAAACAGTAAAGAAAGATAAAGAATTTGAGAAGATAGAATCAGTATCTATTGGTAGAGCTTTAGGTATATCAGGATTTGCTGGATCAGAACTAGCAACCTTTGAAGAGATGAATGATTTTGTTAAATCAAATCCAATACAAAATTTTAGTAACACTTATGTCCAATCTAAGTCTCAATCTACAGATGAATCTAGAGACGACATAATTACTAAGATACAAGATGCAGAAAAATTTTCAACAACACCTGGAATATTAGAAAAGAACTTGCAACAAATTTGGTCGCAGTATTCTGAGAAGCTAGGTTTTATGCAGGTTGAAGATCAAGACTTCTACAACACAATACTACAAGCTAGAAAAAAAGCAGAGCAAACAGTAAGAACAAGGAGTAACAATGGCAGATAACAAATATGATAATACACTTTCTCTATGGAAAAATGGCAAGCGCAGAGAAGGTAAGCAAGACCCTCAATACACAGGCAGCGGAATGATTGATGGAAAGAAATGGTCTATTTCTGGTTGGATTAATACAGCTAAGAAGAATGAGAAAGCACCGGACATTTCTATAAAAGTGAATCCGTTTAAAGAGTCAACAAAAGATAAGATGCCGTTTTAATTTATGAACGATAATATTAATCCAGAACATTATAAGAATAAATCTATAGAGACTATTCATGCTATCTGCTCTCAGTTAACTGAGGTAGAAATGATTGGTTATCTTAGAGCTTCTATAATGAAATACATTATGCGTTTCGGTACTAAGAATGGACTTACATTAGAGAAGTCAATTGAAGATGCTAAGAAATGCAAATGGTTTATGGATCAATTATTATTAGAATTAGAGTCTATTAAGAAATCAGGTAGTGATTCTTATAAACATTCTAACGTTCATAGTTTATTTCCAAAGGATAAAAAATGAATAAAAAGAATGGCAAAGACTATATCTTCTTAAGTAAAGTCAAGGCGGATGTATTAAACTACATAGCTAACTTTGTTAAAGAGAAAAATTATTCTCCCACTTTAATAGAGATTGGCAATCGCTTTGGCTTTACTAGAAGTAGATCCAATGCAATCGTAAATGATTTAGCTAGAGCTAATCTATTATCTAAGGATGTAAGATACCCTCAAAGAAAGATTAAGTTAAGTCATCAACAACTAACAAAGATAATTTCTTTGAAGGTTAATGAAATATATCCGGTAAATGAAATTTGAAAAAACATATTTTTACGAATTCAATGCAAAGTTTAAAGAGATTTTTGATGATGTGGAAAAAGCTGCAAAGTCAGAAAAACCTAGTGAATTAAAAAGCATGGACATTACGAACATACGCTTTTTAAGATCTAGTATTAAACAAGTAAAGGAAAAAGAAAAGAATGGATAGAGAAAACGATCCTAAACAACAAGTTAAGATAGAGAAGCGTTATTATACTCTACTTGAAAAAGAAAAAAAGTTAGAGGAAGAAGCGCTTAAAGTTGCAGAGAAGAAAAGGAAAGCTGCATACGAACTTGGTATGAAGGGTCTTGAGTTTGAAGATATAGCTAGTTAACATCTAGCAATTTGTATGCGTACTGTAGGTTGTAAAACAACTAAGGAGAGAGACATGACTAAAAAGAAAGAGATAACAGGTTACTATGGATATTACGATAGTAAGAAGAAACGCAGAGTGCTAAAAGTATTGTATAAAAAAATTTAATTATTAAAGAATTCAATTGGAGAAATAGACTGCCAAATGAATATTGACTATGTCAATTTTGAAAGTGTCTATATTTGTTTTTATCTAGCGTAGAAGTATAGGGGGTTTTTCTTTGAGACTCCCTATATTAAATTAGTTTGCAAAAGTCTTTGCGTAATTAGGTTTCTTATTTATTCTTGATTTTCTTTCAGCTACAATCTTTCTTTGAATAGCAGAACGTTTTTCAGATTCACTCATACCACTAAGAACAGATTGAGGTACACACTTAGGATATTTTCTACCTGAACCTTTTTGTCTGCCACAAGGTTGATACATTCCATTCTTTTTAGAACGTATATCTACCCAGTTTTGTTTAAACCATTTATCTAAACCACTAGCCATTATTTTTTTATTTCATAACTTTTCTATATCCACCACCTTTTTTCTTGTAAGTCTTTACAAGATAAGCATTAGCGTATGCGCTTGGATATACTTTAAATTTTCTTTTAGTTAATGCTTTAATTCTTGCATATAACTTTGGATCTGTTGGTCTATTGACTGTTGGCATTATTTTTTTCCACCTTTAGTTACACCTTTAATAATACCTTTATTAAATGAAGCATAGAATACTGACTTCCCTCTTTTAGAGCCGTACTCTTTTTTCATTGCCTTCATTATCTTTTCACCTTTTTTTGTTAGCGGCATAGTTACTCCTTTGTTTTATAAAATTGACTATCATCATTACTTGTTTTCCAACTGTCAGTCTCAACACTTGGATAATCCAAATTAACTTTGTAATCTGGTATTCCATCCTTAACAGTAAAGTTAGGTAAATTAAATAGTATTCTGTTGTTAGGCATTAACGCATAATTACCTTGCCATTCATCAGTATTATTAATCTCTAATATATGGTGGTGTTTATGTTCTTGAGATACTTCTGAATATGTAACATTTAATAATGTCATATCAGGTTGAGCATAATCAATACTGAATTGATAATTAGCTTTGTGCATTTTATTATCTCTATCTATAAACTTACATTGAGAAGTGGCTAGTGCATTGTATTCAATGATACCAGCATAATAAGATAAGCAATCCCAATAAGCCAAATCTTTTAACTGCAAATCTTTTACTTCACTTCTATTATACTTATCTGAAAAGAAAGCATGTATAGGAAGTCTTGCATAGTTAGCGCCATTAGGCAGCAAGATATTAAATAAAGGAGTTCTACCTTCTAATGTAGTAATAGAATGGATTAAACAATCCTCTTCTTCTCCTATATGTTTTTCTTTATTATATAGAAACTCTAGTCTGATCTTTGCTTTCCAAACTGGGATGTTGTGGTTTAGAAATGCCATCTTTATATTCTTTCTCCATGCAATCTACATGCTGACAGTTTCTATCTGCGTAGATAACAAATGAATCTGTATTAATAATTTCAACAGCGCAAGATTTACAAAATCCTACATGCTGAAGTCTAAATTTTTTCTTAGCCATTTACCAATTTTTGCAAGACCAATATCTAGCTGTAAATTTATCTTTAGCTGTATCGCAATTATGTCTAGCTCTAAAAGACTTACGTCTTGCAGCTATAAATTTTTTAATCTTCATCTCAGGATCACCATATCTAACTATCTTAACTTGGTTACCCTTCTTTGCTAGAACAGCAAACTTCTTTCTTTCGCCTGGAGTTCTCTTCTGTTTATTATATCCGGAGAATCTTTCTCCTCTATAGACAACCATTATCTAGCTAGTGGGTTAGATGAGCTTGCTCTAAGTTCTTTCATTTGAACTTTTAGTAATTCAATTTCTTTTTGTGCAATGGCTAAGTCTTGTTTAATCTGACCAGCTTTAGCAGGATCAATGCTATCAATCTTTGACATAATCTCTCCATACTTAATAAAGCCACCACCAATAGTACCAATAATTGCAACTGTTGCTATAATTTCCTTTAAATTA